TTCTTCGCCGGATCGTTCCAATAGGCATATGTCGCCCGCAGATACTGCATCTGGATGACATCGTCGCGGCGCCCGTTGGACTGCCAGGGCAGTGCGGACTCCGACGATTTCGCGTCGAGAAAGACGTTCGGCTGGTTGGTCCCCTTGTCCACCGCCGGACAGCCCAGTTCGGTGAACCAGATCGGCTTCATCCCCGGCACCCAGCCGGTGTCCACCTGCTGCCGCACACCGCCCTTCCGCTCGTTATGGGGATTTGCCCACCAGTTGCGGATGTCTTTCACGCGATATATCCAGTCCTCGCCATGGGCGGTATCGCGGATCGGCGTGCGCACCTGCGCCACGCGGGCCTCGGGCGCATGGTAAAACCAGTCGTAGCCCTCGCCCCCCTCGATGTTCGCCTTCAGATAGTCGAGGCTGTAGACCGACCCCCAGTCCGCATCCGCATGATCCTCGCCCTCGCGCCAGTCGCTGAGCGGCATGTAGTTGTCGATGCCGACGAAATCGACGTTCGCGTCGGTCCAGAGCGGGTCGAGGTTGAAGAGCACGTCCCCGGATCCGTCCTGCGGATGGTAGCCGTAGTATTCCGTCCAGTCGGCGGCATAGCCGATCTTCACCGACGGTCCCAGGATCGCCCGCACCTCGGCCGCCAGCGCCCGCAGTGCCGCGACCGCCGGGAAGCTTCCGCCTGCGCCGCGGATGCGGGTAAGCCCGCGCAGTTCCGACCCGACACAGAACGCCGCCACGCCGCCCGCCGCCTTGCACAGATGCGCATAATGCAGAACGAAGCGCCGATACGACAATTCGTCCGGCCCCGAATAGCTGACATCGGTCCCGCTGATCGTGAAATCCGACAGCTGCGCCGTCCCGAAGAACGCCGCCACCTCGGCCGCCGCCGCTGCGGTTCCGTCCGGCGATCCATCGACGCCCGGTGCCAGCGAGGTGGTGATCCGCCCTCGCCACGGCATCACCGGCTGGCCGGTGCCCCCGGAATACGGATCAGGAAGGCTGTTGCCCGCCTGCTGCTCCATCAGCACGAACGGATAAAGCATCACCTCCAGCCCGCGCCCCGTCATCGACTGGATCGCCTCGACGACGGACGCATCGCAGGGCGTCCCGCCATAGACCGGAGAGCCGCCTGCCATCGGCACCTGCTCTGCCGCCGACCGCGCGATGCCCGAGACCAGCCAGGGCATCGTCGCGTCGGTCGCAGTCTGCTCGACCTTCGGCGCGATCTGGCATTCGCCGGCGCGCAGGTCGTCGCCGAACCAGGACACCACCAGCGACACCGACTTTGCCCGCGGCAGTTCGTTGGCCAGCCCGTCCAGCGAGGCCTCGATATCCGTCCGTCCCGTGGGCGTCGAGACATTGGCCACCCGCACCTCGCCGGCGCCCAGATCGAACGTCACCGGCGTCGTCGCCAGCGCGTATTCGCCGCTGCCCGGGATCAGCGCCACGCCACGGATGGCCAGTGCCGGATCGTCGTCCACGCCGGGAAGCGCGCGGTCCTGCGGCCGGAACACCTCGAAATTCAGTTGCGGCACCCGCCCGCCGAAGGGCGTCAGGTCCAGCTCCTCCAGCACCACATAGGCGACGCCGCGATAGGCGGGAACGGTGCCCGCGCCCTCGACCGCCTCGATCGCCGGATCGGGCAACTGCTCCTCGCTGCCGGGATAGATCCGCAGGTTCAGTCCTGCCGTCTCGATCTCCTGACCGTCCGCCCAGACGCGCCCGATGCCGGTGATCTCGCCCTCACAGAGCGCCACCGCCAGGCTCACCGTATAGCTGTATTCATTGATCCGCGGCGCCGGAGTCCCCTTGCCGCCCGATTGCCGCAGGTTCTCGCGGAAGTTCGAGGCCCAGATCACCTGCCCCGCCAGCCGCATCCGTCCCTGGAGCCGCGCGATCCCGGAACCCTCGCTGGCACCGGTCAGCCGGAACCGCTCCAGCCGCCCGGTCTCGACCGGTTCCGACCCCGCGCCCAGCAGCCGCTGGTCGATCACCCGCCCCAGCGTGGCACCGATGGCGCGCCCGATCACCACCGAGGACAGCCCCAGCACGCCGCCGCCGACACTGGCGCCGGCCGCCGCGCCCAGGGCCGAGAATACGATCGTTGCCATCAGTCGCTCCTTTGGGGAAAGTCGAACACTGCCACGATCCGCCGCGCCCAGGGGGCACTCAGCGGGCTTTCGGTGACGCAGTGCCCGGAATAGGCATGGATGAAGGCCGGACGCGGGCCCAGGGCCGAGACCACGCCCAGATGCTTGGCGACCGCGCCCGCCCGCATCCGGAACAGGATCACCGCGCCCTCGGCCAAACCCTCGCGCGCCACCAGATGGGCCTCGGCCGCGCGCCAGAGCCGCTCGTCATGGCTGGCCTCGGACCAGTCCTCGGTATAGCCCGGCACGGCCTCGGGCTCGGCGCCCAGCGCCTCGCGCCAGAGGCCGCGGATCAGCCCGAGGCAATCCGCCCCCGCACCCCGGCTCGAGGCCTGATGCACATAGGGCGTGCCGATCCAGCCCCGCGCCAGTGCCACGATGCCGGCGCCGGTCATGCGCCGAACTTCGGTCCGCTGCGGCTGCCGCCATCGTTCACCGCCTGGTTGGCGGGCACGGCCATCAGCCAGTCCTCGCCGGGGATCGCCGGAAAGCCGCGGAAGTTGACGATGTTGTCGAACTTCAGCCGGCAGGTCTCGGTCCGCTTGTCGCAGCCCGCCTCGATCCGCACCAGATCGCCGGGGACGACCTCGACCCGCAACCGCTCCCACAGCTCGATCCTGCGACCCGCGGCCGACAGCCGGTCGTTCTTGACCACCCCGATCAGCCCGGCACCCGCGCCCGAAAGCACTCGCAGCCGCCCCCGCTCGAACCAGCGATCGTCGAAACCCTCAAGCTCGGCAAAGACGAACCGCTTGCCGTCCTCGACCAGTTCGACCTGCACCTCCGCGAAATAGCCGGGATCGGCCAGATCCACCCGGCAGCGCGCATCGCCCAGCACCGCCGAACAGGGCGCCTGGTAGACCCGCCCCTGCGGCTGGTTCAGCGCCTCGGCCAGTCCGCGCAATTCGGCGCGGAACGCACCGGCCGCGCGCCTGACCTCGCCCAGTTCGCCCCGGAACGCCATCACCCGCTGCGCCGGATCGGCCCAGTTCACCAGCCAGGCCGTCACCTTCGCGCCATCATAGCGCCCGGCGGCGATGTCGGTCTCCGAGATCAGCCCGCTCGACAGCGCCCCCGTCGCCTCCGAGTTGTCCACCGCCAGCCCGGTCGATTGCTGCACCGCCGAGGCCGTCAGCCCGCTTTCGGCCAGGAACACCCGGCCCTCGAAGGCAAGATCGACATCGTGATCGGTGAAGGCCAGCGCCACGCCGTCGCGCCGAACTACAGCCCAGCAGCGGCAGATCGTCGTGATCCCGCCCGCCAGATGCGCCGCGAACCCGGCCGGAAACCCGCTCACAGCCGCAACTCCACCACCGGCACGGTCGGCACGTCACCGGCCTTGAAACTGGCGACCGAGGTCCGGATCTGGTCGGTGTCGAAACGCACCGGCACGTCGAATTCGTAGCCCGCGGTAATCTCGACCCCGACCTCGGGCGCCACCTCGAACGTCACCAGTCCGGTGGCCGGGTCCATCTCCCAGTGGAGGCTCTCCTGCAACGGCTCGCGCTGGATACCCAGCGTCACCGTGCCCGCCACGGGCTTCCGGATCGGGCGCAGGTAGTCGTTGACCCCCGAGGCATAGACCTTGGCCAGCGGCCAGACCTTCGTGACGCCGTCGCCGATCCCGATCACCTGGTCGCGGAAATCCGGCGACTTCGATGCGGGGCAGGATTTGAAATCCGCCCAATCCTTCCAGCGAAATCCGAACAGCCGGCCCCGCCGCGCCTCGAAGAACGCCACCAGCACCTCGATGTCGTCCAGCGACCGCAGGCTCAGCCCCGCATCGTAACGTCTGCGCGAATGCGCCCAGGGCGCGTTGCGCTCCTCGTGGCCGTTGGCCAGCGTGACGACTTCGGTCCGCCGCTCCGGCCCGCCGACCGAGCCGAAGCTCAGATTGGCGGGAAACCGTACTTCGTGGAAATCCATCTCTGCCCCCTACCTGTTCCGGTTGCCGCGCTGGATCGCCCGGCCGACCTCGGCCGCGATCTGGCTGCTGGACCGCCGGAAGCTCTCGGCATCCGGCGACGTGATGTTCATCACCACCTGCACCGGCCGCCCGCCGCCGCCGTCCATCCGCACGCCCAGCTTGCCGTCGCTGCCGCGCGACAAGGGCATGATCGCCTCCGGCCCCGCCTCGCCCATCAGCCCCATGCCGCCCCGCATCGGGAACCGCACCGGCCCCGAGACCACGCCGCCCTGCGCGAACGGCATCACCCGCCCC